CTATAAACATCACTTCCTGCACATGTAAATGTAAGAGTGTTAGTTCCTCCATTTGTATCATCTGTTTGGTAATGTACTACTATAGTTCCTACCGTAGCTGCTGGTAAAGTAACAGCTTGTGCTGCATTTCCGTCAAAGTCATTAACTGTAATTGTATTAGCCGCATAAGTTAATGAAGCCGATGTTGCAACAGTAGTAGCAGTTAAACTAGTAAGATCTGGTTTTAGTCCCAGAGTTCTTGCAGTATAAGCTCCTGTTGAAGTGTTTTTATTGACCTGTTGAAATCCTTTTTCGGATCTTACCGAGCCATTAAATGTTGTTGTTGCCATTTTATAATCCTCCTAGATTATGGGATATCGTCTCTAGGTCGTCGACTATACTCGTCGATATCCAATTAAATAATTGTATAGTGAATAAAATATATATGAAATTTGTGAAGAGTGCAAGAGATCCCACACCAAAAGTACGATTTCAGCGATGTGGCGTTTATCTAAGTTGCCACAGAAATTTCGGGGGCAGAGTCCCTAATTGTATTTTCTCTATCTGCAATTTTCGATTCCTCGGCTTTGATCTCAGTAATAATGTTTTTAATTGCATTATCAATCTGGACCATATTGAGAGTATATTTACCTTCTTGCTCATACTCCAACTGCCACTTCAACTCCAAGGACCGTTTTTGTTTGTACAGTTCTTGTACCATCTATAACCTCCTCATAGGTTATTCTTCGGGGTGCGTTTCTAAACATTCCCGTTGATTCCCATTTTACACTCTTTTCTCCCAGTCTGTCAAGGATTCCTTGCTCAATAGACTTAACATTATCCTCTGCTAACACCTCAAATTTAGCGTGATAATCGTAAGCCCAAATATTTACTAGGAATTTCTTCATTTTTACACCTTGCATAAAAAAAGGGGCGGAATTGTGTTCCGCCCCTTAATTAATTATTTATTATATGTCTGATCCGAAGATACCTCTAGGGTCAGAGAATCCGAAAACGTATCTCTCTCTAGCTTTGTATCTTACATTACCAGTATCGAAGTCACCTTCCATTGAAGTTTTCAATGGTGCTCTTGTAAAGTGTTTCAATCCATTAGGAACATCAGTTTTAATGAACCATTTACTTGTGTCAGTTAAATAGTGATTAACTACATAACCTTCAGGTATTGCGCCCATATTATTGATCGCATTGATGTCATTATCTGCTGTTCCAGTTCTACCTTTAGACTTCATAAGTCTTTCAGCAGTAAATTGAAGCGCAGAAGGAATTATCATTTTAACTCCTCTAGCTGCAATTTTAAGACCTCTTTCATCAGTTAGCGCAGCAATGTCAATCAATGCTTGCTCTAAAGATGTTTCATTTAAATCAGCTGCTGTAGCCAATTCATTTGAAAAAGTCCCTGCTAAAGTTGGGTGGTCAGTAGCTAAAAGCTCCTTACCATCACCACCTGCGTAGCTGGAATTGAACCCATTATTTAAAACAGCCGCGCCTTTAACTTGTTTTGTATTAGCCATAGATCTTGCTAAAGCTTTTGTGTATCTGCTTGCAAGTCTATCGTACAAGTTGTCCTCGATCGCTTCTTCAGTGATCGCGAACGCAAGTGCGATTGTTTCGTTTGTATAACGAGCTGTGAAAGTCTCTTGAGCGCTATCGTATGATATGCCCTGACCTTCTGGTTTAACAGTTGCATTAGCGAAACCTGCTAACATTACTTCTTCTTCAAAAGCTCTGTCAGAATTTTCAGTTTCAAAAATTTCAGCTGCTTCGTTCACATATTGTTTGTACTCAAGTCCGAATAGTGCATTCAAACCTGGTTCTAGTTCTTTGACTAGCTGTGCTCTTGATATTGCCATGTTTTATTCTCCTATTCTTCCTTAGTATTTCACGGACATAATAGAGCCTGGTGCAAATCTAACGATAACGTTAGAATTGATAGCTGTATTGTCCAAGTTTAAAGGATCATTAGCGATTCTCACTATTTGGAACGCGTATTGTCCTGCACCAGCCGCCGATGAAGCGCCTGTTGCTAATTTAACTGTAGATTGACCACTTGTGTACGAAGTACCCAAGTCAGCCATATTGTAAGTTAAATCGCCTGCCATCATTGCTACAGTTACTGCTGCAGCAGCTTTGACTACGTATTCCTGTGTAGGATCATCATTAACAAAACCTACGCCATCAGATGAACCGGTATTATAGTTAGTACCGAATGCTTGCGAAGCTGCTACAAAATTCGCCCATGTTGGTTTACTTGTAGTGCTATCTACATAGAAAGCACCATTAAATACACCATTCATAGGGAGAATGTTAGCTGTATTGTTCGCCCATCCTGCACCGCCTGTTATTCCATCGTCCATAGTGGCATTAGCTGCATCCTGTAAGTAACCAGTACTACCCGCGCCTTGTTTAGAAGCGGGATTGTTTTGGTATAGTCCCTTACCAGGAGCTGTTTCGATTGGGTACTCAGATAAACCTTGAGTGGCAGGTGTACTGCCTAATCTATAAGTCGATCTTAGACCAAATCCGCCTGTTTGATTAGCCATATTGGTTATGTCTCCTTTTGTGACCTGTCCTTGCGGACCTCCAGTCACGGTTGATTTAAATCGTTGGTTTAGGAATTACTAAAAAATTTAGTTTTTCTTTGTACCACCGAAGGTTACACGAGTCTGCCTTTCTTGTGAGATTGGCATACTTGGGTGCTGCTCCTTCAGAATATCGTGTTTAATAGCTTCTTCTTTAGCTTCGTTTTGCTTGTCATAATAATCTTGACGAGCTTTCGCGATTTCTTCTGGTATCCTAGCCAGCACTAGGCCTCCTACTCCGATCATTCCTGCGTATTTGCCTTCCTTCATAACTGGATAATCTTCCTCAGGATATTCATCAGCTCTTACGAGCTCGTATCCTGATCTTATCATAGCTGCCATATTCTTTGAATCATCAAAGCCCATGACTTCTGCTCTTATCCATCTATGTCGGTAACCAGCCGGCGCATTTGGTGCATCGAGAGATGAGGGTGGAGTCCATACTACTTTTTTAGCTGTTTTAGCTTTAGTTTGACTCGCACGCGAAGTTTTTTGTTCTTTTTCCATATGCTTATGCTCCTTCCGTGATTTTTAATTGTTTTGCATAATCTTCAAGTGGCACCCCTAATCTTTTAGCAATTGCTACCTGTGAGGGTGTTAGTTTGACAGTTTTTCTGCGTCCTGTTAAAGCTGAACGTTTCGCTGATGCTACATTCTGAGAAGGTTTTTCTCTTTCTGTAGAAGTTCCTTCCATCTTACCAAATTTATGGGGGAATTCAAGTCTTATTCTTTTATCCACCTCATTATAGTAATCATTTGATTTAGGATCAAAACCTTCTTCATCTACAAGCTTTTTATGTATATCAAAAGCCGTATAAGTCATGGCAGAATCGTTACCAAACCAAGTATTTTTAATGGCCCAGTCTTCTGCTTTAGGATCAGGAGTAACTTGTGGCCTATATTGTTGAGGCGTAATCTTAACATCCTTCTCTTTAGGTTTTGAAGTTTCAGCAATTTTTAAAGCATTCAATCTTGCTCCATCCATTGTTAGACTTGCAATTTGCTCTTGCGCAGCAACTTGTCCTTCAACGTCTTGAGATTCAATAGCAGTTTTTAAAGCCTGTTTAGCGGCTTTCATATTAGTTTTAACTCTGCTTTCAAATTCAGAAACGTAAGATTTATCTAATTTAGAAAATTTACTTTCTAAATCTTCTTTATCTCTTTTTACTGATTGAGCGTAAACAACAGCTTCTTCTTTTTGTCGTTCTGCTTCACGCATTTTACGAGTTAATTTAGCAATACGTTTTTGAACGCCTTCACTATATTTTTCTAACTCTTCTTTTTTCTCATCCTTTGGTTCTTCAACTTCTCCACCTTCTTTTTTTTCTTCGGGTTGTGCTACTTCCTCAACCTCTATCTTCTCTTCCTTGGGTGCTTCCGTTTTTTCCGGTTCACCTTTTTCGTCTAAATTAATTTCAGCGCCTTCTTCTTCGCCTACGTCAATAAGATCATGTTTTTTTTCTTCTTGTGGCATAGTTCCTTTCCTATGTTAAATATGATGAAGAACAGCTTCAGGATCTTTAATAGTTCCTAAAACTTCATCATCGTTTAGTAGTCGCACTTCCCCACCTTCTATGGCTAATCTTGAACCCGCATAACGAGCAAAGATAACCCAATCTCCTTTTTTGCACCAGGGTCCTGATGTAAATTTCTTCTCTGAATAACATAAGGGTCCCATTTTTAAAACGTAGCCGCAATTCGTGGCTATTCTTAATTTCTCTAAAGTTTCTTGTGCAATAATAATTCCACCTTTAGTTTTATCTTTAGGGGTAAAAGGTAAAACTAAAAGTCTCCAACCTGAAGGTTCAGGTAATTGATCAGTGTTTGTAATATTGTCGGGATGTAAAGGTTCTTTTTTATTTTTTTCTTCTTCTCGGTATTTGTCGAGTAGCGCCGATTTATTTTTTGGCGTTTCCTTTAATGTTGATGACGTTTCCGCCTGTGTCATGTTGCTCCTTAGCTTTTAGCAGGTTAGAGATTTCCTGTAAGGTTAATTGTACGGCGTGAGCCTGTCCTAATAAATACTTATATTTTTCGTAATTGTCAACCCCACTACCAGTTAACATAGCATCGCCGATTGCTTGTAAATTTTCTTTAAGTCTCTTTTGAATTTTATTAATTAAAATTAAGTCGTCCACTATTTGATGGCGATTCCGCCACCTCTATTAGCTTTACCCATAGATTGAACATGACCACCTTTTTTCAAAGCAATTCCTTTGCCTTTTTTAGCAATTCCGCCGCCTCGAAGACCACTTATAATTCTTCTTTTTTCGTCACGAAGATTTCTTGCTCCTCTTCTAGTATGTGCTCTTTCAGCATCGACTCTGCCAAGTTCTTCTAGTCTATTCATTCTTCTTGTATTTGCCATAATTATCCTCTTTTTCTAGCCATCTTTTTAAAAGTTTTGGCTAAGTTATATCTTTTAGATCCTGGAGGACAAGTTTTGC